AGGAAAGCAGCGGTTCAACGGCTGTGATACGCCCGCCGGCTTCTGCTGCTGCTATTTGTGCGCCATATACCGCCCCGGTAATGGCCGCATCGAAGCTGCATTCAAATTCTTGGTCGTATTCGTTATCACTAAGCAAGTCGCGTTGGCGTTGCAGTTCGTCTGTTGGCAAAATACCGCTCTGTGATGCTTTGAGAATCTGTAAAAACCATTGGTCTGGATTTTCGCGGGCAATTTTAACCAGTTTACCGAGCAAGTTTTCCCAGCCGCGCGGTGTGCCGGAAACGTCAAGCCAGCCTTGACGGTCGGCAAGGGCGGGCAAAATAATTGTGGTTAGCACCTGCTGGTTGATTGCTTGCGCTTCATCCACAACTATGCCGTCAAAATACAGGCCGCGCATCCGTTCGGCGTTATCAGCACCATACAAACGTATCATAGACCCGTTAGGCAACACGATGGATAGCTCGGCTTCACTCACCTTTGCGCCAAGTTCAATCAGCGGTGCGCAATAATATTTTAGGTACGCCCACGCAATATCTTTAGCTTGGACGTAGTAGGGCGCTAGATAGCCAAAGCGCGAGTTAGGGCGCGCGCTAAGAACAGCCGCCTTGATAAGCCTATTGATACGAGCAACGGTTTTTCCCGCCCGGCGATGCGCCACAGTAACGCCAAAACGTTTGTTGTTGTCATGGTATGCCATGAACGCACGGCGTGGCGTGTAGGGTATGACAATTTTATTGTTGGGGCGGGTCATTGCTGCCTTGCCAGGTAAAGGTGACGGAGCCGAGGTTGTTATTGTTAATGTCCGCTGGCAGCATTTTAGCCCATAATTTATAAAATTCAGAGCGCTCGGTTGTAGCCCATTTTGCAAAGCCCTCGTCGCTGCCAATTGCGTGGTACGTTGCCACTAAAGAATCGCGAACTGATGACGTTAACAGGTTACCGCTACCCTTAACTCTTCCACCTGTTTTTGGTAATCCTTTTGGCCTTCCCATGTAATTAATCCTATCTAATTCAATCTAATTAGATTTTGTTTTTAGTTTCCATTCCCGGGCGTGAAATAAACCGTGTTGCCTGCGCTTAAACTGATAGCAGCTGCATAAATCGGCGTTGCGCCTACACTAACCAGAACAGCAGAGCCAGGGAGCATAGGCATATCAGCGGTTGTAGCAACGGGGGATGCGGTGTTGCTGAATTTTACAAATACAACATCATTGCCAGCATTGGTGACCAGCATTGCTGCAATTGTTGTATCGGTTTCAGCGGGCAGCGTGATTACTTGCACAGAGCTACTGCTGGTAGTTGCTACCAAGCTAACGGTGTTTGAGTCGTACGGCGTGAAATTGTTTGGCATAGCAAAAAAATACGGCATTTACAAATTCGCGCGACAAAAATTTTCCATAACGTGAAAATAGTTGTTGACAATGAGCTAGCTCATGTTATTATCTGTTCATAGGCCAAGCAATCACGCGGGGCAACAAAACGGGGATTAACATGACAAAAGAATCAACAACAGAACAATTAAACCTTTGTCTTCTGTTACTTGAAGAAACAAAAGACGCTTATAGCTTTAATCGTTACGGCGCAGCGGAATGGTACGCAATTTGTAAACACCTTTTAAATTATCAAGGGTTTAATTTTGATGAAGCAAAAATGTTTTTATATAGCAAAAACCTGCGTCATGCAGCCGATTTTTCAGGAGAGGCAACGTTACGCGCTTTAACTCGCTATGAAGGCGAGCACTTTCAAAAAGTTGCCTGATACTACCTAGCCAACAAAACAGAGATTAACATGAAAACAATTTACAAAGTAACAGAATATAACTACGCAACTAAAGTTAGTTTGGTTTTCTTTTATACGGCATCAAGCCATAAGAGTGCCATAAAACAAGTTGCTAATCGTTTTGGCAATCCTCACTACGAAAAACCGCAAATAGTTTTTAATCGGTTTGGTGATGACGCAGTTACCAGCAAGGCTACATACGCCGCCGTTGAACATAAATCCGCTTAACCAAAACAACAAAGGATTAAACACCATGGCAACACGCTCACGAATCGGCTTAAAAACCACCAAAGGCATTAAACACATTTACGCGCATTGGGATGGCTATCCTGATTACGTTGGTAAAATTTTGCTTGAACATTACAACACGCAAGAAAAAATTAATGAGCTGTTAAACGTTGGCAACGTAAGCTGTTTAAAACCGCTGATTGGCGAAAAGCATGATTTTGACAACGCCAATCCAGAATGGTCTGTTTTTTATGGCCGCGATAGAGATGACAAAGGCGAGGAAGCAAGAAACACCAATAACGTGACTAATTTTTTAAAATCAGTTAGCGATTGCTGGGGTGAATATGCCTATCTGTTTAGAGATAACCAATGGTTTTATCAAGATATGCATTCGGCAAACGGTTTTTTACCATTAGCTGATTATTTTAATGTTCAAGCAGCCTAATTTTACACACAACAGAAAGCTCACACCATGCCCAAAACTAATGCACAAGCCCAAAAAGAGCGCACTGCCCGGCGGTTAACGGAAGGATGGAAACGTTTTAGCCGTTTGCTGCCGCCCGATGTGTTTGAAGATGTTAGCATTTACACCCGCGAGCGCATGATTGCGCATAAAAAACAGCTTTAGTTTTTAGCCAGTCCTTTTCGCACCTTATCCTGGTAACGGCGCTCTAAAATAATGCGTTCTTCATGTGAGAGCTTATCAAGGCGCATTCGCTTATCGAACTGTATGTTTTCTTGTTTTTTGTTGAGGTCTTTTAACACATAGCCAAGAACTTTGCCCAAATACCTGTCTATAACAGTTTGGTCTATGCCCGCCAAATTACACACTTGCGCGTAAGATGGCGAGCGAAACCAGACGAGGGCTTGTGCGCAATAAATCATGCGTACCTTGCAGAATTTACGCCGTGCGGTGATGTTCTGTTTCAAAGCATCCCAGTCTATGCATGATTCGTAATCATGCACGTCATCAGACATGCTTTTAACCTTTTTCTTAGGCACAAAGAAAATCAAATCAGCTATATGCTGTTTGAGTACCGATGCCCACAGGCCTTTACAGTGATGTAATTGTAATTGTTCTGCAAAGTTTGTCATGATTGCCCCCATATTGTTTTAAAACGCTATTGGTTGAAACGTTGAATCTGCCCTTGCATCTCCAACAGTTGCACTCTCAATCTCATTAGAAAGCTCAGGCGCTGCATCTGTTTCCTGTCCGGTAGGGTGGTGGCTTGATACATCGCTAACCCCACTAGAGAAGCAGGAAAACGCCGTTGCGAACGCTTCATCACTGGGGGGTACATCCTTTGCTTCCCAATTTTCGACAATATCGGTAAGAGGTTCGTCAACAGGAAACTGTTCAATCGAGCTGTCCTCGCTACCTCCAAGGTCATTGAGTAGCGCAATTTCTGCGGCAATTTCAACAATTTCTGCATAAGCTGGGTTGTTATGAAAATCATAAAGCAATCTTTCATAATCTTCCCTAAGCTCATCCAAATCTTCTTGCAGTCCAATGATTTCAAAGCGTTTTTGCTTAATAGTGGCAATCGCATTGCGAATCTCCTTAAAATTTTCGGTTGTCATTTAGGCGGTCTTCCTTTCGTTGTTGATTTCATTGTTCAAAATCCACTCAGGGATGATGTAGAGGGGGTCTAGCGTGATGTGCTTTGGCTTGCCGTTCTCGAAAATCCAATCAGGCAATTCGCGGCATTGGATTTCGTATTTTGCGCTTACTGCCGCTGAACCTAAGCTATTGGTATCTGAAAAGAATTTTTTATCTTTAATGGATAAAAACCAAAGCTGGCGGCCTCGTACATGCACCCGCTGCCATACCGGCATTGCCTTGATTAACCATTCATCAGGCGGTCTGCAATTGGCGTAGCGCCTACCATGCCGTGGGTCTTTCATCTCGTTTAGGATGTCATGCAGCCAGCCGGGCAAGTCATGGATGGTGTATGGCCGCGAAGGGCGCAAGGCGTCTGCGTACGAATCAGTCATTGAGCGGGTCTTTCTGGTTGTGATAATCGTTGATGACTTGACTCCAGCCCTCGCGCTCGAATGTGAGGCGGTCGCGGTCGCGCAGCTTGATAGCGTGCGAATATTCCGCGTAGGTCACCTTGGGTGCGGGCGGGTTGATGATATCCGCAATGGCCGCTGGTGTAGGTAAATCCTCGTTGTTTTGCATATAAACTTGCAAAGCATCAATCACCTGCGCAACCGTGTACTTGCTGCCCAAAACCCATGCAAAACCTTCAACCATCATGATAATGTTAACTTTTTGCCCGTAAACCTTTTGCATGCTGGCGGCAAAAGTTAGCTTTTCAGCTAAAAGCGCTTTCTGGTTGTCGTTCCAATGTTGCACGTTCGCGATAGTATTGCGCGGCTTGGAACCCACTACCGACGTTGTGTTCCCAGGCGCTGGTGCGTTGCTGTGCGGGTGCGATTGGTTTGATGATTGGGGTTGCGGTGTTGTCGTCTGCCCATCGTTGCTGATTGAGCCAGGTGACCGCGTCGGCATTGAGTTGGCCAGAATTTCGGATAAGGGTTTCATAAGATTTTACTCCTTCGATGATGTTTTGATGTTGGGTAATTTTCATTGCCTTGGCGTAGGCTTTCGCTGCGCCGTGCTTCGAGCCTTTAGCCCTGCCGTTTGACGGGTACACCTCCCAAAATTGTTTAAAATCTTCGGTGTATAAATCTTCATCTTTAGATTTTTTTATGCTTTTAGCTGATTCGGTAGAATCGGCAATATATACTTCTTCTATTCTTATCTTATCTGTATCTGTATCTGTATCTAGCGTTCGATTGCGTTCGGTTGCGTTCGCATGCGTTCGGTTTTTTGGTGTATTTTGGCTGTCTTCAATGTTTTCAGTGGCTTGCGCTATTTTTTTCTTATTTTCACGCCAAGCCTTAGCACGTTCTGCTGAACCATCTTCGCGCAATGGTTGATACTTTTCCCACGCTGAAATGCGATTTTCCGGCGTGATTAAATTCATTTTGTTCATGTGTGTTCGGATGCGTTCGATTGCGTTCGCATCTATTCCGAGTACATCCGACATGATTTCTGAATCCACCCCGGCGATACTTCCACGGTCGGATGCTCTCGATGCTCTATCCCAAAGATACATATTGACGGCAAGAATATCAGCAACGCGAACTTCTGCTAATCGAGCCAGTGTTCGCCACTTTCCATCTTCTGGTGTGCCATGCCAAACGCGATACCAATGATTAGACATGCTTTGCTCCTTTGAATTTATTTGCCATTCATTCTCTCCCTTAAAATTGTCTCTTTGATGTACTGTGTAGAGTTTAAATATTTCTGAACGGTCTTGACTATTTCCGCTGCTATCAGATCATGATCTATTTCGAGCGCGGTAATATAGGCTGCCCGTGCCGCTGGTGTTTCAAATTCACATAGCCGAAATTGGCTCACTTCATGCGAAAGATGGAAAAGCCGTTCATCAAGTGTCCGCTTCCGCCGGGCGTTATCATTAACGGGCTTTGGTGCGCGGATAACCATCATAAATCGTGACCGTATTTAAGCACAAAGAACAACCCGGCAAAAATAAGTGAGAACAGCACATATACTAATACCGATATGACAATGTCCCCCTGATTGTCGCGGCTGCGCTTGTAGATAATTGGGTCGTTAAGTGGATTTTTTCCCTTCATGATTTCCACCCCACGATGCGATAGCCGCCGTTGTAATGCTCGATGCGCTTATCGTTTAGTAATTCATGAAATCCAGCAGTGAAATCAAGCCAGTGCATCCCGTTATCCGTTGCCGTCTGCCGTTTGTGTCCGTACCATACTCCATCGGCGTCACACGAATTGCGCAGCGCCATCATTGTTCGCTGGGCTAAATGCGCACGCGATTGATTTTTATAAAGTATTTTCATTGCAGCACCCCCCGCAATGGTATGCCGTTGGCCTTTAAAAATGCTTCCAGCTCATTTAGGGTTTTTATAACGGCGCGGTGGAATCCATTATTGCCAAACCATGTGCCCCAGTCCTCTTGCTCATCGGTTAAGTCACCATCAGTGGCCTTGAGTTCGCACCAGAACGAGCGCCCGGCGTGGAGAATGATAATATCCCAGACGCCTTTTTTAACACCCATGCGCTTTAAACGCCCGGCTGTTGCTGGTGTGCGATATTCCCCATTAGGTATATGCAGCCAGCGCACTTCAGGCGGCAGAACACGGTTAAGATAATCGGCCGCAACGCACTGGAATTTAAACTCTTCTTGGCCGCGTTTCGCCTTAACTTTTTTAGTATCAGCATATCTAACGCCTTCAGGACAATTAAGATAATAATTCCATTCAACAAATTGCCGCGTCGCCATGACTCAGCCCACCAAAGAAGCAAAAAGGGCTATTGTGCCCAGGAATAAAACGAGGCAAAAAATCAGTATTAAACCAATATCACGCAGCGCCTCCGCCTCTGCCTTCGTCATCGCGGTATTTTGTTTTTGTTCCGTCATGTCGCTCTCTCCAGATGCGGTCAGGGGTTTTGTTTCTTTTTACGCTGCCTAAGCTCTTTACGTTTCGCTTCGAATAATTCGTAAATTTTGATTTGTGATTCTCGCAGCTTGCGAGATGTAATGCCGCCGCCAGCGCTTAGCCGTTTCCATGCCTTACCGTCATCCCAGCCAAGCTTGCGGCATATAGTAGCCGGTTTTACGCCGTAAAGCGCGGCGAGATTTTTAATGTTGTCGATTAGCTGCACTTCCATGCGCGACAGCATAGGGTAAAACTCCCCTTGACGTCAAGGGGATAATTCGTCAGCGCAGTGTGTGCAATTTTTGCACATAGTTAAGGGGATAACGTGTAAAGAAAAGTGCCACTTCCTATACAGGTCATGTGTAAAAAAGCCGATTTTTTACCTATAAAGGCTGCAACGTGAGTAATTGGGAACGGCAAGTTCCCATTGGGAAGCCAAAGTTCCCTATTCGCCTTCCCACCCAATTTCAACGGCAAAACCAGCTGCATGTTTATGCCCGCCGCCACCATAAATCTCAGCAATTTTGGAAACATCCGCCCCGCCATCTATTGACCGTAAAGAAAAACAACGTTTATTTGAAGAATCATAATATGATGCGGCAAAAGGTGAGGTTTTTGCCATCTCATGGCAAGCATCACTTGCCATTGTGTATGGTAAATTAACAACTGGAACGCGCACGCCACCAATAACCATTTCACGGCGTGCTACCGTTAACAGTTCGGCGATATCTTTATGGTGTTTGCGCTCTATTGCGGCTCCCTCGCTTCGGAGCAGATGTGTGGGCGCGGACAGTAAATCAGCCCATACTTTAAAATCATATGGGTATGAAAAAACAGCAGCTTGTATTTCTCGCGTGCCATCAAGTTTAAATTTCCATAAATCCCGGTCTTCAATGTGCAAAAATAGCGGCGGCGGTGGCGTTTCCATGTAGTAATTCCAAGCCAACATTGCACCAGATTTTTCCATGTCAAAAATCATAGTTAGATTGCTATAATCTTTTTCAAGCCCATCTAAATCTTCCATGGCACTTTTATGATGATCAAGAACAAGGACGCTTTTGTTTTTAGCGCAAAGTTCTGACATTTGAGCGCGTTTATAGCTAAAATCAACTAGAACAACATCTTGTCCGTTCACATCTGGTATGGGTTGGCCATACACGCCAACATGATATTTTACATCATTGCCATACTTTAACCAAACGGCAAGCGCCGCACCGAAACCGTCAGCGCAATTACCGTGATATATACAAAGCGTTGGTTTCAAAATCCCACCCCCCCAAAAATCCACATAAACCCCCAAATGTTCTAAAAAACCGTGCCCATTTTGCAACAGACACGGAGTTATACTATAACTAGGAGAGTACTTGCACCCGTTCTAGCCTATAATAACTGCGGGGTGCAAGAAAAAGATACGGATACCCATTTTTATTTTGACAGGCGGGTAAGAATACCCTAGATTGTGATTATCAACTTCATGGAGGAAAGACATGAACACCTATAAAGATTTATCCAACACCTACGCCGATATAGGCCAGCGTTTGCGGCACATCGGAAAGACCAACAGGCCTATCACATCAATGCACTTTGTTTACGATGCCATCATGCATCAAGCTCAGCAAGCTGCATACGATGCTGAGCGTGCGTGTATCCAGCTATCGCGGCTTTTGCCAAATCAATATGTGGATGTGCAGCTGTATCGCCAGATTATTAAAGCGGTTATCCTATCCAACCATAAAAGCAACAACTTTGAAACGGCGTTTGCTTACATATGCGGCGTGCGTGACCAGTTAGTGCGCGAAGTATTCCGACTTAATGGTGAACTTAACCAGCAGCGCGAATACCGCGCAATGGCGGCTTAATATGGAAACATTCAAAGACGAAGTTGCATACCGCGAAAAACTTAAAAAGATGCGCAGCAATTTGCTTGAGGCTTCCGGCGAATTAGCACGCAAAGGCGATGCAGAAAGAGCGCACAGCCTTTTCAGCCAAGCCAAAGACATTGACGATTTACTAGAGGGCAAACACAGAAAGGCGGGTGGGTGATGAAAAAAGTCACGGTGGAAACCGATTTAGAAGATTGTCTTAACGATTTGCACGATTGCACGTTAGAGGAGGAGTTTGTCAATCATGATGATGATGATGACACTCTTTATAGCTCAACACTTACATTGTTTAGCGCGAGCGGTCAGACCTTGGCAAAGGGGCGCGATGCAATTGCAATGCACATTGGTGAATACGTTTTGCGCGAGTCGCGATTCGGAAATGTTACAAAAGCTCGTGAAAAATTAAGGAGCGGTGAATATGCATGATGCCGCTCATATAAAATACTACCACGATGTTTATCAAGGTAGCGAACAATGGCACGCATTGCGCTGCGGGGTTCTAACCGCAAGCCAGATGTGCAAAATCATCAATAAAAATCTTGAGCCAATAAAGCCAAAAAAAGAAGAGCCAAAAAAAGAAAAGCAGGAAACGGCCTTTTTTGAGGAAATGTTGGCGCAACGCATCAGCAGTTATGTTGAGCCGCAATTTATCACGGATGCCATGCTGCGCGGCCATGATGACGAAATTTATGCTAAAGAGGAGTACGCCAAGCATTACGCCAAAATTGAGAACGTGGGCTTTGTTACCAACAATAAATACGGCTTTGTTCTTGGCTGTTCACCAGATGGCCTTGTTGGAAAAGACGGAATGATTGAGGTCAAATCAAGAGCGCAGCGTTTTCAAATTGCAACTATCCGCAGCGGAAAAATGCCAGATGAATATTACATTCAGGTGCAAACTGCGCTGCTGGTTTTGGAACGAAAGTGGTGTGATTTTATATCATACAGCGGCGGTCTGCCCATGATGACATTGCGCATCAAGGCCGACCCTTCGGCGCAGGCGCGAATTATTGTGGCTGCAATGGATTTTGACGCAAAATTAAATGAGGCGCTTAGCGAATATAATTCAATCACTTCATCGGGAACAAAGAAGCTGCGCCTAATCCCAACGCCGCGCCGCATTGCAACCGATATCATTTGTTAGGACATTTTATGGTAGATTTACGCACAACTATTATCCCCAAATCAGACCAGCTCAACGCTGACGACCTGATAGGCAATACCAAAACAATCACGGTTCGCGCCGTTGAAAAAACGCAAACCGCCGAACAGCCCGTTAACATTTACTATGAGGGCGACAACGGCAAGCCGTATAAGCCCTGCAAGTCGATGCGCCGCGTGCTGGTGCATAATTGGGGTGCGGACGGCGCATTGTATGTAGGCCGCTCTATGACGCTATACCGCGATGACAAGGTGCGCTTTGGCGGCCTTGATGTGGGCGGCATTCGCATATCACACATGAGCCACATTAATGAACCGGTAACGATGGCTTTAACGGCAACAAAGCAGAGCCGCAAGCCATACACCGTATTGCCGCTGGTGGTTGAGTCAAAACCAGAGCCTGTTTCACCGGAGGATTATTTTGCACTGCTTACGTCAATAAGCGCGGCTCAATCTCTCGACGAGCTGGCCGGAATTCGCAAAGCAGGTGATGGCCTGATTGTGCGCCTAAAAGCCACGCAGCCGGATTTACATAAAAAGCTGGCTCAAGCTCATAAAGAGCGCGGCGACGCACTCAAAAACCCACAACCAGAGCCGGAATACGCAGAACTTTAACCCCACGCCAGGCGGGCATCTTTCCCCCGTCTGGCACCAAATTTAGGAGATTACCATGAAACTATTCGACGCGGGCGCGGGAATCATTATCGGGATTGTCGGCCTATTAACGGCGCTATATGGCACTTTCCGAGAGCAGCCAGCACCAACAGCACCGTGCAAGGTGTGGTTTACCGAGCGCACCACAGACGGGCGCGAGAAGTCATACTGTGCGGATGGAGAGTGAGATGCAAACAATTGAACAATTTCTATCACTGTATGTCACAGGCAGCGGCTTTAAATTGGTGCAGGTTCAATTGCGCGATGGCAGCCCCGCTTTAATTGGCGGCATTTATTGTCCCGAAAGCGGCAAGTATCGCATAAAACCAGCCAATGATTTAGCGCCTGATGCCTGGGATTTAACAGGTAAGCATAATAAAGACCCATGGCTAGATATTGTTTTGATTTTTGACGATGAGGAAAATGTCATAGCAACCGACAAAGCGGATGGAGAGTGAGATGGAAAAAAGCAACTCAATAGGATTTTGCGGATTTATTTCAATCATTTTTGTCATTGCAAAAATAACAGGATACATTGATTGGAATTGGCTTATCGTATTGTTTCCGTTGACCATTTCAGCCATAATTATTTTTGCTATGCTAACTGTGGCCGCGCTGGCGGTTATTGTAGAGGCCATTGTTGGAAAAAAATAACACCACGCAATTTTAACCAGACACAGGGGGATACTATGTCTATTTTTACCAAGAAGCCTAACCAAGAACTGATAGCCGCGAATGGCAATCAAATTGTGCCAGAATATAGGCCAATAACAACCGCGCTGCGTTGGCTCAGCCTAGCCGTGGGCATACCCATGCTATCCATTATCATGCTGCATCAATCGCTTGTGGTGGTCAACTACGGCGCATTGTGGGCAATTAACAATGTGACTGCCCCGGCAATCAGTATGACACTCAGCTTGGTGGAAGATGCAACAAACGTGCGCCTTGTCACTCAGGCACAGGCAGCGCCGCGTCCGACTGCGCAGCAGCTATCACAGGCTTACGATATTGAAGACCAACTGGCGGCGGCTGTGTTGCAAGATATGAGTGATAACCAGCCAAGAAAGGTGCGGAAATGAGCAACGAACAAATATTAAAACAGCGCAATCAATTAATTGAAGAATTGAGCCGCATTGCAAACTTTATGGATGCCGATGGTTTAGACGGGCATTCAAAAAGCGGCAATTCTTGGAAAGACCTTGCGCTTGAAATGAGCGAGATAGCAGCTGCGGCTATCAAAGATTATAGTCCTGATTTGTGGAGCGATGGGGTTAAATTCATAACCGGGAGACTGGTAAAATGACCCTCCTCCGCCGCCTCTACATCCTGTTTTTAGCCGCACCCATCATGCTTGTGGTGATTGTGTTCTGCTCTGTTCTGGAAGCGGTGGAGGTTTTACTAAGCGAACTGCGAGACAACACAATACATACAATCAACAAATTTAAGGAGCATTGGTAACATGGAAAGGTATTCCCGTAGAGGGCGGGGGCAGGCTGTAAACCTGATGTTTCGGCACCGGTGGCGCAACTCCACCCCTTTCCACCAACTGACAAAGGATAAATTATGACCCAACAAAAACTAATCCTGAGATATTGCAACGTAACGCAGGCACCAAATTTTGACAAACAGCAACTTCTTGCGGGGCTTTGAGATATGATGTTAGAAGTTCAATCGCTTATAGACAGATATTTAAACTGGGTGCGTGATAAAACTGCACTGCGTCAGATGGGTGATGTTGTGGAAATTACCACACCTTCTTTAGACAGGCATAATGACTATATACAGATTTATGTCAAAAAAGATGGTAATAATTTTATTCTAACCGATGACAGCTATACCATCATTGACCTAGAACAATCAGGGTGCAGTTTAGATTCACCGAGACGGCAACAGTTATTGAAACTAACCTTGGCTGGTTTTGGAATTCAAAATACGGATCAGGAACTATTTGTTCACGCCACCGCAGAAAATTTTCCGTATAAAAAGCATAACCTCATTCAGGCTATTTGTGCTGTCATTAAGCTGCGTGCGCTGCCCACTGCAACACGGCAAGAGCAGGAAAGCATACTGGAACTATACAGCCACGCGCTGGGGATGGAGTAGATGGCAAAATACAGAAAAAAACCTATTGAAGTAGAAGCCGTGCAAGTGCCTAGCGATGTTGACAGCTATTTAAGATATTTTAGAGATATCCCAGAAATAGCTGCACACACAAGAAGAGGCATCATTGCATCTGTTTCTATATGCACCCTTGAAGGCGTGATGACAGCGCACCCTGGGGATTACATTATACGCGGCATACAAGGCGAGCTTTACCCATGCAAGGCCGATATTTTTGAGCAAACCTATGAACTCGTTGACGAAGAATAACATGACAAACCCTAGAGATATGACGATTGAGGAGCACGCCAGAATCCACGGCGGCACAGTGATTGATGGTAAATGGCTCCCACCTGGCGGCGTGCCCCATGAAAAAACCCTGCGGGATGAGATTGCTATAGAGGCAATGAAGGTTGCAATGACATTGAGTCAAAGGGCTGGCAAAAAGGATTATTTCGATTTTGTGGCGGCCACAGCATACACTATGGCAGACGCCATGCTTGCCGAGCGCAACAAGCCTGTAACCAAACCTGAATAGCACTCTCATTTTGTGCTTGCATAATGGGTACTAATACCCTATAAGGGGGCAAGGAGAGATTATCTATATGAACTGGAAACAGACTATTTTTGAATTGCCGCTAATAATAGCCGCGTGCGTTGTTATTGTAGCTTTCTGGGCGGCGGTACTATCCGGCGCAACGTTGCTTGCCGCAGGAATCTTCTCATATATCACAGGATGGTAAGCATGACACTACCAACAGTCGCCGAATACTTTGGGCGCTTCTCAGATAAAGGGCATATTCCTCGGAAAGCAATGCCTGTTTTGTTGCGCGACGGCCACAAAGCAAAGATTGTAATGATTTTTCCATCACACGATAGCGTCGGTGCGCCTGTCAAGTTTCGGTTACACGGCGGAGTGTTTAGGTGGGATATTGAAGGCGGCTACTATAACCGCAAGGGAATGGCGCACAATTTAGACATTATCAGCGTCTTAGATGACGAAGGCGCTAATTTAATAGCGGAGACTTTATGACGATTCCATCAGTAAAGGACTTTTTTGCGCAGTACGCAGAGAAGGGTCACATATTCCCCGCGCCGGGGCTTAGGGTGCGGTTGCGGAACCGTATCGGTGATGACGTCATGATGATTTCGCCTCAATATGCCGAATCGGAGCTAAGAATCTACGGAGACAACGGCGGTGCAAGGTGGGGCATAGGCGGAAGAGGTTTTGGTATTGCAAAACACGAATGGATACTTCGAGCCAATCCAGACTACGACATAATCGCCATCCTAGACGAATCGGGCAACGTTGTGGCGGGGGAGGGTTGATATGCACTTGCCGCCGAACCCATACCCAGACCCTGCTAACGAAGGCATTGCAGCCCTGATAGCGATAATCATAACCGGAATTTTAGCGTGGATTATTTTATGACCCAAGAACCTAAGACCATATTCCTTGCGCCAGAGCACCGGGGGGAGGGTTGAGATGGCTAAAATGCTTACACGTTGCCATGCGCCTTTTAACCTATACGCATATGATGAAGACGGTTTTTTATACAAAGCGCAGCATGAATGGGGTGCGCAAGAAGGTTTATTTAAAGCACTACGCCCATGCTTCCCGCGCTTTCGAAGCAATATCGCAAAAACGCACGCGCATTATAACATAACCGTTAATGGAAAACGCTACGTATTCTTGCAAGAAAGCCGCCTATTTAAAATTAAGGACAAAGACCAATGACCCAAGACCTTAAAGACCTTAAAGACCTTAAAGGCATATGCTTAATCAGCAAGGAGTTGCTACACACGCTCTTTTGCGGTTATGATTACACACTTAACACCGCAGACAAACGTGAATATAGCCAAGCCCTCGCCCAAGACCTGAGCGGGATGCGATTAGTGCCTGAAAGCTTATTAACGCCGAATCAATTAGCATGGGTGAATGCGTATGCCCCGGCCTAGAGACGGAGGAGCCAAAGGCATGAACGAATTAAAACCATGCCCGTTTTGTGGGGGTAACGCATTAATCCAAGTGGTGCGTGATTTAGATACGGGCGGCTATTACAGTCATTACATATTTTGCGACGATTGCGGAGCTGAAATGTCAGCCAAGCACGAGCACGAAAGCGTTATAGAAAAGTGGAATAAACGCGCTGAGATTTTAGCGGAAAAAGAGGGGGAGTCAGATGACGCAAGCAATAAATTATAAGTTCAAGCCATTAGATGCCGTGCAGATAGTCGCTTACGGGCTAGATTACAGGGGGCGTGTGCAAGAATGTATTACGTCTGCTAGCGGCACATCCTATTGCGTTGAGTACGCGGCGGACGGAAAAATAGAGCAGCGCAGATTTTATGAAGATGAATTAGAGAACCCGTGATATGTACCCTATTAACACTATCCTAACCTTCACCAGCCTCACCCACGCCTCTGCTGCGGCGGATTTGTTTGGGGGGGATGCGCTGGAGAGCCTAACCCATTCTCATAGGGCTGATTACGATGAACCGCCGAATCCACCTTATTGGCGTCAAGTATTCGAACACGGAGGGGTATGGCAGGCAAACAAATGGCGCATCATCCTCGACACGCCTGAAAAGGTTAAGTGGTTCGAGCCTCAGGTGTTAGACGCATTCAAATATTGCGGCGGAATATCCATCATTCGAGAGATACGCGGCGATAAAATATTGCATGACCGGGGTATTCTTAAACATTCGGATATTAAAGCCATCATCCAACGCAACGACCAACCTTTCCCGCAGCCGCAGGATGTGAAACTGGGGGAGGGGGTATGAGCGCCCCTATTCCAGAAGGCTTAATCCTTTGTTGGGTGCTGGGGTTTTTCCTTGTCGCCGTATTGCTGCTGCACCTCTACGGCTCGCCGGATAGGGAAGCGGCCAAGAAAAAACAAGCCGCCCTAGATGAAGAGGAAAAAAATATGGAGCAAAAGCGCATGATGCAAAGCCCTGAGAGAATCCATAACTTGGAAGAGATGCTTAGAAAGCGCCGCTCTTTGCAAGACAATATAAAAGAGATTGAGAAGGCAATGTCGGCAAAAGAGGTTAAGCTGGTTTATAATCATCATCGCGGTGCAATGTGCCCATATCAGGATTTAGACATTAAACGCTGCCGTGGAGCTATTGAGGATATTTTGAAAAAGGATTTAATTGCTCAATTAGCCTTGATTGAAATGGCATTAGAAAATGAAGGTGTTGTTTTGGGAAATGGAAAGGAGACGGTATGAGCGAAGACGAGGAAAAAGCTATGCAGGCGGTTCTTGATGAAACAAAGCGTCGGGTAAAACAATACCAAGATTTACGCAAAGCACATACGGATTCTTTTAAGATTCCACCAAAAATTGAAAGAAAAACAAAAGAAACAAAACCTACGCCATGGCCTATTGAGTTCTCAAAGATAGAGAACGAGGCAGTTGATGTTTTTATAGAAACGGGATTAACGCCGCGACAACTTTTTGAGCTTCTAAAGGAAAGCAAAATGGTATGACCAAAGTATTTGACGATATGACTGTCTGTTTTGAACTCCCGCAATGCGTAGAACCGGAACACGTGGCAAAGCGGCGCGTGTTCATGCGTGAAAAACCAAAAACGGTTGTGAAGATTTACGAAGCAACACAAACAGGAGGAGCCGGGGTATGGATGATACAGAAATAGAACGCCAAAGCGGCACAGAGGCAGGCTACAATATCAGCTTTGACGGCCTACATCCCAGCAGAGAAGCGGCCAAAACGTGGGGCGCTGTAGCGGATAAATTCCGCGTCATAAAGCCTAGCTGGTGGCGCAGGGTGTTTCTGCGCGAGAAGGCGCGGGTGTTCTATCGTGATACGGAGTTAACGTCAAATCCACACGTTAAACAGCGTAAACACACACCCACTAACTTTTGTTGCACTTTTACGGAAAAAGGTGATTTATGACCGACAAATCTAGCATAAACCCATATGGAGTTGAGATTAAGCAAAGCCTTCAAGCCAAAATACGGGAATTGATTTTCTTTGTTCAAGAGCTTAGCGACGCTGAAATATGCGAACTGTTTACTTTTGATGGAGGAATTCAAGAAAATTACTGCGTTCTTTATGGTGGTAAAAAGGTTTGTATCCACATAACCCTAACGCAGGGCGTTGAATTTGCAGAAAGCAAGAGAAGGCAAGACGAGTTTGTTGCTATGCGGGGGAAACAATGACTAAGCGAAAAAAGCAACCAAAGTATACGCTTAAAAGTTTTTGCTTTGGGTTTTTT